ATGAAATATTAGACAAACTTGATTCTCCATTAGGCCCTGTTTCTGGACATGAAGGAATTGTTATACGAGATAAGTCAATTTCCAAAGATCCCTATAAATTGACCGGAAAATTTATTCTCGGCGGATTAGCTAGTAGTTTTCGTAAATAAACTATATATATTATAAAAGAAATATGTCAAAATCGTTACGTAATATCAGCGCGCTGCGCAAAATGTTAGATGGAACTCATAAGTTTCAAACAAAAACTACAGTTTCATTTTCAGATGTTAAAACAGATACCAATGACTCTAAAGCAGTTGGCGAAATTTGGACAGACGAAAATGGCATTGAATGGGAACAAAGAAGTGGATTTCGTATACAAAAAGGAAAACTTGATTCAATTCGCAAACAACTTTCCAAATCAAAAATGCCAACCCATTGCCCGAAATGCCAACAAGCAATGACAAAACGTTTAGATGCAAAATTTTGGGCGTTGGAAAAACATTGTTTTGATTGTCAAATAGCTTACGAGCATGAAATGCGAATCAATGGAACATTTGATCAATATGAAAAACAACGTATATTGAACAATGCTGAATCTTGGTTAACAGAAGCAGAAGCAGAAGCGCAAGAATTAATTAAAATTATCGATTCTGAATTGACTTTTTCTGATACTGAAGGTGCATTGGAAAAATGGAATGTCGATGTTAATCGGGAAGAATTCATCGAAAAAGTCAAATCTGATTTTGAAAATTTCAAAACAAATTTTATTCAAAATATAAAACAACAAATTAACACAGAAGACAATGGACGTACAAGTATCTAAGGCGCTAAAAAAAGCCACGGAAGTTTTGCAAGGTAAAATGTTAGTTGCACAAAAAATCAAACAAGAAATGATGGATTTGAAAACAGAATTCGTTAATGCAACTAATCCAGCAGAAAAAGATCGGTTAAAACCGAAATTAATCGCTAAAAGTAAAGAATTGCAAACTGCAGAAGCTGCTGCTAAAAAAGCAGATATGGAATTCCGTAGAATTTTATCTCAAGAGCCTGAAGAAGTGTATGATTTACTTGATCACAAAATACAAGAACAAATTGTAAGATCTTATATACGTAAAGCATTCAGAGGAATATGAAAATAATTAAACTTAAATCTTTATTGCCGGAAGCCGCTTCAGAGCAAACAGAATTTACCGAAGAACAATTTTTTGCGTTTTTCAAAAAGAACATTAAAAAGTTTGAAAAACTATTTGATGATGATGAATGGGATGATTTTTATGATTTAGCATTTGATGCATTCCCTGAGGCAGATCAAGATGATGTAGCGCAAGCTTTGAACAAAGCAGCTATGCGCTCTGGGTGGCTATCAACAGAGGAAACAGAAATGCCTACAGAAAAAGATTTGGAAAAATTGTCTTTTGGGGATAATCCTGGAAAGGGCATTGGAATGTCTGATTACGATAAAAAACAAAAAATGCCGAAACAGTCTCCTACCGATCTTTATATGGAATCTAAAAAAAAAGAAAAGTTAGAAGAAGCTGAATATCGTGGTCGTAAAGTAAAATTAGGCAAACCTTTTTATACTCCTGGAGGACCTAGAAAGCGTGCTGTATATGTACGAAATGACAAAGGCAATGTAGTTAAAGTAGGATTTGGAGAGCCTGGAATGAAAATTAAAAAGAACAATCCTGCTCGAAGAAAATCGTTTAGAGCTCGTCATAAATGTGATAATCCAGGACCTAGATGGAAAGCTAGATATTGGAGCTGCAAAGCATGGTAATTTATGAAATATTATATTATATATAAAATAACAAATTTAATCAATAATAAGTACTATATTGGTAGACATTCTACAGACAATTTAGATGATGAATATTTAGGTTCAGGTAAAGCCATTTTAAATGCTATTAAAAAATACGGAAAAGAAAATTTTAAAAAAGAAATTATAGCTACGGCTGCAGATGCACAGGCATTATGGGAATTAGAGGCTAAGATAATTGACGATAAAATTGTCAATGACCCGCTATCGTATAATATGACATATGGAGGAAAGCACTATTTATATGGATTAAAAAAATATAATTATACGCAATTTTTACAGCATCAGTCTAATAGTGGTAAAATAGGAGGTAGAGCTAGTGTATTATTGCATAAAGAAAAATTTCCAAATAATGAATGGCATCGTAAAGGAGGATTAGCAGCTGCTGCAATTCGACGCAATAATCCAAAATTTATATATAAAATAATCTCAAATAATACTCAATATCTAGTTACTAGAAGCGAATTAGTAACTTTATGTAAAGAACAAAATTGGAATTACGCAACACTTACTTGGAATTTAACGTACGTACGAGAAAAAACAATTAAACGTGGTAATTTAAAAGGAATTTTTATAAAAATGATTGAATGCTATAACGAAAAAGAAAATGAAAATGAAACGCCTTATAACTGAAGCTGTTAGATTACAAAAATTAGCAGGTATTTTAAAAGAAGACGAAACGGTACTAGGAACTAAAGTTCCTATACCTTTATCTAAAATATCTAAAGCTGCTGCGTCCGCGGCGATAGGCGCCGGTCAAAAAGATAATGACCAAAAAGATGATACAGCACAATTTAAAAAAACGACAATTCCTGCATCTAAATTAAGGGCTTCTCAAACAGAAATTATTCCTGAAAAAGCTGTTGGGATATCAATTGGAATGATTCTTAAAAAGGGTGATCTTAAACAAATAGGAGGAGATTTAGGAGCTATTGCTTCTAATGACAATTATATAATGGACGGCCATCATAGATGGGCTGCTACAATGTTGGCAGATCCTAAAGCTAATGTAGATGTTACATTTATAGATCTACCAGCTCAAAAGTTAGTGTCAGTATTAAATGTAATTACGGCTGCTAAAGGAAGAAATGGAAACCCAGGAAAGGGAAATATTAAAACTTTTACGGGAGATGTTATAGGAAAAGTTATTGATGACTTTACGAAAAAAGGAGATAGTAATAACTCCGCAGAGGAAGTTAAAAAAGCTATATCTATAATAGGAAATGGAAACTTCCAGAAAGGTAAAGAAATTATGATGAAAAATGCAGATAATTTACCTAAAGATATAATGCCAGGAGCTCCAGACAGAATTGATATGCCTGTAGTCGACGCTGATGAAGTAGCTAAAGTAGCTAAAGATATTCAAAGTGGAACAATTGATTACACAGGCCCATATAGTGCCGAAGTTAAATCTAGCTTAAAACTCGACCATGTACAACGCCGTTTAAATAAAATGTTAAAAAATACAATTATTAAACTATGATAAAGTTAACAGATATATTAAAAGAAGTCGATGATAAACCATCGTGTCCGATTGCAACGCAAAACATTGCAGTTAATTTAAAAAACCGACAGACTGCTATTGATCGATATGGGTACGGACCACTCAATCCAAACAATCCAAATATTAAATTTTGGAAAGAAAAAGCGGATATGTGGAAATTAGATACAATTGAAGAAGCGAAAGACTCTCGTTGTAATAACTGCGCTGCGTTTAATATCACTCAACGTATTTTAAATTGTATTGAAAAAGGAATTGAGTCAGGAGAAAAAGAAGTTCCGGTAGCTGAACAAGAAGACATGGAACAAGCACCTGAAACAGAAACTGATACAGCAAAAGACGCATGGGATACGATTGAAGCTGGTAAGTTAGGATATTGTACATTTTTGAAATTTAAATGCGCAGGTTCCAGGACTTGTTCAGCATGGGTAGTAGGTGGGCCAGTAAAAGATAAATAATATGCCTCTTGTAAAATCAGTTTTAGACGCAGCAATACTTCAAGCAGTTGAAAAGTTATATTCCGGACAATCAACAAAAGTTCAATTTGCTAAAGACTTATCAACCGCCATTGATAGATATATTCGAACGGCTACAATTATAGTGCCGCCTGGACAAGCAATATCAAATAGTGCAGGCCCCGGGGCCACAATATCTCCGTCTCCTCCTGCTATTATATCATAAACTAGTTAAATGACAATAACAATGAAAGTTTCAAAATCATCTATTTTTTATGTAATTATCGCAGTACTTACTTCAATAATCATAGTTCAAAACAGTTGTACATCAACAGAAAGTAAATCTGATACAATTAAAATTGATGGCAAAAAATACAATGTAATTAAAAAAGTTACGGACACTGTATATGTTCCAACTAACATCATTGTATATAAACCTGGGGCAAGTATTTATAAAGATACTACAATTTACGTTGAAGTACCTCAAAATGTTGATACCACACAAATATTACGTAATTATTTTGCAAAAAACATCTACATCGATACTTTGAAATTGAACACGGACATTACAGGATTTGTAGTTATATCCGACACAATATCAAAAAATACTATAATAGGACGACAGTGGTCAGTATCAGTTAAATCGAAATTAATTAGAGAAACTTATTATGTTAACCAATCAATTAGGAAAATGTTTATTGGACCTGTATTCGGAATTAGTACAAACAACTTCAAATCACTTACACCTACTGTTCTATATTTAGGGGCGTCTATAAATTATCTGACTCTAAACGATCGACTGTATACAGTAAACGTAGGGGTGGATACGAATAATAATATATATACAATGTGCGGCATTAATTGGAAAATTAAGCTTAGAAAGTAATGCAAAAAGGATTTAAAGAAATTATTCTCCAAGAATATAAAAAATGTGCAGTTGATCCTGTACATTTTATGAAAAAGTATTGTAAAATTCAACATCCGAAAAAAGGGAAAATTCCATTTCATTTGTATGAGTTTCAAGAAACAGTATTGCGCGAGTTAAGAGATAATGATTATAACATTATTTTAAAATCTCGTCAGTTAGGTATATCAACGTTATCGGCAGGGTATGCACTCTGGCTAATGACTTTCTTTGCAGATAAAAATATATTAGTAATTGCAACAAAGCAAGAGGTTGCTAAAAATCTTGTATTGAAAGTAAAAGTAATGTATGAAAATTTGCCGTCTTGGTTGAGAAATGAAACCGTTGAGCAAAATAAATTATCACTTCGATTTACAAATGGATCGCAAATTAAAGCTACTTCCTCATCCGGAGATTCTGGACGATCTGAAGCATTGTCTTTATTGATTATAGACGAAGCTGCATTTATATCCAATGTTACTGAAATTTGGACTTCAGCACAACAAACACTTGCAACAGGCGGTGGAGCCATTATATTATCAACTCCTAACGGTACCGGAAACTTTTTTCATAAAACATGGGTTGATGCCGAAACCAATCCAATGTCTCGATTTCATCCGATTGAATTGCATTGGACGGTTCACCCCGATCGAGATCAATCGTGGCGGGATAAACAAGATGAATTGCTTGGACCTAAAGCAGCAGCACAGGAATGTGACTGCGACTTCATTACTTCAGGACATTCTGTTGTAGATGGTGCTACATTGCAATGGTATCAAGAAACATATTGCAAAGACCCTATTGAAATGAGAGGATATGATCAAGGATTATGGATTTGGGAAAATGCAGATTACAGTAAAGATTATATTGTTGTAGCGGACGTTGCCCGCGGTGACGGAGCGGATTATTCAGCATTTCATGTTATTGAAGTTGAATCGCTAACGCAAGTAGCTGAATACAAAGGACATATATCAACTAAAGATTATGGAAATTTACTTGTAAATATTGCTACTGAATATAATGATGCGTTGTTAATTATTGAAAATGCTAATATTGGATGGGCGTCTATTCAAGTAGCAATTGATCGTGGTTATAAAAATTTATATTATTCGCCTAAAGATTCTTCTATATCAGATGTATCGCAGCAGTTAGCTAAATATGTCGACTTAAAAGATACATCACAAATGGTACCTGGATTTTCAACTAACTCTAAATCCAGACCACTTGTTATTTCCAAATTAGATATGTATATGCGAGAACGCGCTCCGATAATTTATAGTAAACGATTAATTGAAGAGTTATTCGTTTTTATTTGGAATGGCTCGAGGCCAGAAGCGCAGCATGGTTATAACGATGACTTGGTAATGGCTTTTTCCATTGCATTATGGATTCGAGACACTGCATTAAAGCTTCGTCAACAAGGGTTGGATTTGAATAGAAAAACAATGGATTATTTTGGAAAAGGATCTGCGAGTTCTTTATACAATCCTTCAATGCGTTCCAGAAACGATACCGGGTGGACAATGGACGTAGGCAAAGATTCTCAAGACCTTACATGGCTTTTGTAAAAAAATCTGTTATTTTAGTTTATTCGATATTTATATTAAATAAATTATTATGTCAGATAAAACATTTTACGGAAGATTACAACGATTATTTAACACCAATGTAGTAATACGTACGGTTGGTAAAAACAAATTACGTGTTGTCGACAACGATCATTTACAGTCTGTCGGCAATGCACATAATTCCAAATTTATCGATCGTTTTACTAGACTTCACGGAGTCCGGCCTAGCTCATTTTCAACTTACAATCCAAATTACAATTACTTTTCTTCGAAAACAGAATTGTATACAGATTATGAAGTAATGGATCAAGATTCCATATTAGCTTCTGCCTTAGACATTTATTCAGACGAATGTGTAATGAAAGATGACTTTGGTGATGTTTTAAGAATTACAAGTGATAATGAAAATATAAAAAGAATTTTACATAACTTATTCTATGACATTTTAAATATTGAATTCAATTTATGGCCATGGGTACGTAATATGTGTAAATATGGTGACCTATACCTTAAATTGGATATTCAAGAAGGTATTGGAATTATCAACGTAACTCCTTTATCGGCATATGAAATTGTACGTGAAGAAGGAATGGATTTACAAAATCCATATCATGTACAATTTAAATTGTTAGGAGGTGGAAATATTACATATGAAAATTTTGAAATTGCACATTTTCGTTTGTTAAATGATTCTAATTTTCTGCCATACGGAAAATCGATTTTAGAACCAGCACGTAAAGTTTGGAAACAATTAACATTGATGGAAGACGCAATGTTAATACATCGTATTATGCGTGCTCCTGAAAAGCGTATATTCAAAATAGATGTAGGTAATATTCCGGCAGGTGAAGTCGACAATCATATGCAACGTATCATGAATCAAATGCGTAAGACTCCTTATGTCGACCCACAAACAGGTGAATACAATTTGAAATTCAATATGATGAACATGTTGGAAGATTATTTCTTACCTGTTCGTGGTGGGCAGTCTGGAACAGAAATAGATACATTATCTGGCATGGAATTTACCGGAATTGATGATATTGAATATTTACGTAATAAAATGATGTCTGCTTTAAAAGTACCTAAAGCATTTTTAGGATATGATGAAGCGATATCTGGTAAGGCAACATTGGCCGCGGAAGATGTTCGATTTGCAAGAACAATCGAACGTATACAAAGAATTGTTATATCTGAACTTCATAAAATAGCGATTATACATTTATATTCTCAAGGGTTCGAAAATGCAGAGTTAATCAATTTCGAATTGGATATGACTTCTCCTTCAACCATATATGAACAAGAAAAATTAACTTTATATGGCACCAAGGTAGATTTGGCTAAATCAATGATTGAAGGTAAAATCTTACCTAAAGATTGGATTTACCGAAACTTATTCAACTTCACCCCAGATGAAATTGCAGTTATTAATGAAGAAATTGTTTCCGATCAAAAAGAAGCTTTTAGATTAACGAAAATTTCAGATGAAGGCGAAGATCCTGCAGATCCTAGAAATCAAGAACCTAAAAAAGAAGAAGGTGAAGAAGGCGGGGGCGATGATGGAAGTGGCGGTGGAGGAAATCCGTTTGAAACTGAAGAGGAAGGCGGAGAAGAAAAAGCTGGTGCTGAGGCTGCTGGAGACGAAGCAAAGCCGGTTAAGGATTCCGTAGATTTAGAGTTACAGAAAAAATACGATAGCGAAGCAAAGAAAAAACGTACTCCTAAAGGAGGTTGGCCTGGCGCTGGACGTCCTAAAGAAGGTATGAAGTATAACACTCACAATCATCCTCGTGGATACGATCCTTTAGGGCAAGTGGCATGGAAAAATGCTAGGACAGGTAAACTTCGTAGTGAAAGTACAAATATTTTAGATAAATACGGCTTAACAAAATTTGTAAAAAATCGTAAAGTAATATCCGAAACCTTTTTAGATGAGTCGAATATTATCCAATAACGAAAATATTATTTGTATATATTTATTATTAAAAGATTGAAAATCTAGATGAAATCATTCAAGCATTCAAAATTTAAAAACACAGGGATATTATTTGAGTTACTTGTTAGGCAAGTGGCGTCGGATACCTTAAATAATGTCGACTCAAAAGCAGTTGGCATTATTAAAAAATTCTTTACTAATTCCTCCGTACTCTCGAAAGAGTTAAAATTGTATCAAACTTTAGTTAAAGAGCGTGTTATTAAAGAATCTAAAGCATCTGCATTAATTGATGCTGTTTTAGAAGCACATTCGAGATTGAATAAATCAAGTTTAAATAAACAAAAATACAATTTAATTAAAGAGATACGTAATACATTTTCTGTCGAAGACTTTTTCAAATCCAAAGTTAATAATTACAAGACATTGGCTTCGATATACAATATATTTGAACATACAGTTGCAGACAATCCAGCAGAGTATGTTAATAACAAATATACACTTTTAGAGCATTTAACTTCTAAAGCATTGAATCAAGTCAAATTGTCTGAATCATATGAAATTAATAATTTTATAAAACAAGATAAGGAAATACGTTTACTTTCGTATAAGATATTAGTTGATAAATTTAATACGAAATATTCTACATTGGATAAAAATCAAAAAAATATTCTTCGCGAATACATCAATTCCGTGACAGACGGGACAAATTTAAAAGATTTTGTAATTGATGAATCAACTAAACTTAAAAAGAATATTAAGCAACATTCCACTTCGGTTAAAGACAAAGTAACAAAAATTAAATTATCTGAAGTTACTAATATGTTGGACAATCTTTGCAATGCTAAAATTGTAACTGATTCACATATATTAACATTGATGCGATATCACGAATTAATTAAAGAACTTAAAAAATTATAATATGTCAGCCAATCCAATATCAGGACCTTATACTACATCAGGCTCTATATATCATGTTGAAGCAGGTAGGTATAATCGAGTTGTACTTGCAACTGCTACTTTCATTGCAACAGGGTCTAATGCCAACCCAATGGCTTTTTACGTTTCTGGCTCAACAGGAGCGACTGTTACTTTGAAATCGGGAGGGACTATTTCAATCCCAGCAACTGCAGCTGCAACTCCTGCTCAAGTATTTGAAATGAGTGTGTATAGCGTAACTGCAGGATCAGTTTATTTGTTATATAGATAATATGTCGTATA